CGTATCTGTTCATCGTTGCAAGGTATTGTTCTTCCCGTTGCCGCCACAGATTATCGTGAAATATCTGCGCACTGTTGCTGATCGACAGTGCAACGCACTGAATCCAATCAGCAAACACCACCTGCGGAGCATATTTTCCGGACATCTGCTTGATGCAGGCTGCTATTTGTTTTTTCGTAAGACCACCCCTCATATCACATATTTGTCATGTGCTGCTTCCAAATCCTTTTCCGTCAGGTCTAAATACAGCTGTGTTGTTCCCAATTCTTCATGTCCCAGCATCTTAGAAACCTGCTCGATTGGCATTCCACGACGTAAAGCAAATGTTGCACAAGTACGCCTGAATCTATGGGCATGACATTTTTCAACGCCTGCTCGTGTCCCAATCCTGCGAATCAGACTGGATAACGGATCTCTACCACCATGCCCATCCGGATTCACAAGTTGCTTATACCGATACCAATTCCCGTTTTTCAGCTTTTGAAGTTCTTTTACTCGTTCTTCATTCGAAGTCCCTGCAACAATAGATGCCGGATTCAAATAAGGGTTGTCATCTTCTCGTTCTGAAAGGTAATTTTTTATAGCAAGTTGTGCCTTTGCATTCAAGTACACATATCGTTCTTTCTTCCCTTTCCCGAAAATCAGGATTCTTCCGTTGCTTTCAATATCTGAAATCTTGATTTGTGCAAATTCTGAGATTCGGCAAGCAGTCGAAAGCAGTACTTCAACAATC